TCGTGTGGTAATTTAGTTGAAGGATTAAAAGATGGTGACACGATATATTACGATAAACATGCTGGACACGACATATCGTGGAAAGATGCTCTTTATAGAGTTATTCGTGATATGGACGTAGTTCTAGTAGATTAAACCTAAACTATAATCCTAAAACCTAAAACTTAAAACGAAAATAAATTATTAATTATTAAAAAACAAAAAAATGGAAAAATATTTGTATTTTGCAACTGCAGCTCCAGATGGTACAACTTCTACAGAAGAAGTAATAATGGTTGCTGCTAGTAAAGTATCTCACTATGAAATGCGTAACGCTACAGATCTTAGAATTTATCTTAAAGAAACAGTTGGTCAAGAAGTTTTAGGTGGCGATGGTGATAACTTTAATGAGATAGCTCTTGATATTACTACTGGTAAACACAAAGAAGTTTTAGAAGCTATAGCAGGTGCTATTAACGCTGCTAGCGCTATTAACTCTCCAATGGTTGTTATAGCTGACAGTGAGAACTCTAAGTTTGTTAGCCCGCACATTACAGCTTGTGCTTCAATTGCAGTAGTTGACGCTTAGTAATTGAGACTAACAGCGCAAGACCTGCGTGAAATGAATATCCTTAAGTATTACAGGCTCACTAGAAAGTGGGTCTGTAAAACTTACGGGTTAAAAGATGCAGATTTAGAATTATTAATTTATTTAGATTGTAAAAAAAGATTTACACGACAAGAGTTTTTAGACGGTACTTACACATATTCATGGGACAAAAACCGTTGGGAAAGATTACGAAGAGATGGTTGGATAGAAACGTGGAGACATAGAAATAGAACAACTATAAAATACTCTGTATTTAAAACCTCTTTTAAATGTGGTCAAATGATAAGTAGAATATACAGAATACTTTTAGGTGAAGAAGATTTACCAACATCTGAGCGTAGTGTATTTTTTAATAACAAATCATATACAGATAAAGTTTATAATAAAGCTATAGATGATATGATAAAAGATATAGATAGATGAGAAGAAAATACATGAACGGCAAAAAAAGATCTCCATTTAGGATGTTTGATACGTTTCCTATAGGTAGTTTAGGCGAAAGAATACTTAATTGGAAAGAGAACAAAAAAAACACAATGAAGATTTTTAAAGAAGATCAAAAAAGAACAAGACAATCTACAGATCAAGAGCAACAGGCTAAATCAGATGCTTACGCTGTAGAAGGTAAAGAAATTAATAACGAAGAATAATATGGCTTTTAAACTAGGTACAGAAAGAGGTAATTACGCTGTAAGTGGAGAAATAAAAAACAAACTGCGTTTTAGAAAACAAAAAGGAGATACTGACGTGTCTGTGCCTGGAACACCTGTGATTAGAAAAAAACTAGACTCTGGTATAGGTGGTGAAGCTAATATGGATGGTACAATATATATAAGTGATAAAATACAACCTGGTAGTGAAGACGAAATGAAAGTATTAAAACACGAAATGAGACACGCTACAGATATAAAACTAGGTAAACTAGAATACAGCGATTATCATATTAAATATAACGGTATAACATATCCAAGAGAAACAATAAATGGTAAAGATATGATAAAAGTAGATGGTAAATGGAAGGAAGCTGGTATGAATACTTTTCCATGGGAGTTTGATGCTAATAACGGTAAATACGAATATCTTTAAAATGGCAATAATAGGTCACATAGATGGAGTTCCTTTATTTGATGAAGTGCAGTTTGCAGAAAACTATGGTGCTAAATTTGGTTTAACAGGTTACCACACGCATACTGTGCCAATAGGTACTTATAGTGGCCAAACAGGTTATATGGCTGGAGCTGATCATAATCAAGCAATGAACGCAACACCTGGTGTTGTAGTTCCAATAGCTTCTAATCAAGCGCCACCTCCACAACCTCAACCTGTAACTATTATACCTCAGCAAACACAAGTACAACAACCTTTGCCACAACCAACACCACAACCTAATCCAACACCATCACAATCACCTTCTACTAGCGGTGGTTCTTCTGGTGGAGGAGGATATTAAATATAAAAATATGTTAACAAAAATATTTTCAGCAGGAGCTGGAGAACTAATAAAAAACGTAGGTGGAGTAATTGACAATCTACACACGTCAGCTGAAGAAAAGTTAGAAGCTGAAAGAAAAATTAAAGATATGATAATGGGTTATGAAGCTGAAATGCAAAAGCAAGTAACTGAAAGATGGAAAGTTGATATGAACTCTGACTCATGGCTTAGTAAAAATATAAGACCGTTGGTTTTAGTATTTTTAGTTGTAGCAACTGTATTATTAATATTTATTGATGCAGGTGTTATAAGCTTTCAAGTACAAGATAAATGGACAGACTTATTACAATTAGTATTAATAACAGTGATTGGTGCTTATTTTGGCGGTAGATCACTAGAAAAAGTAAAAAAATAATGGGACAAAATTCAACAGAAGTAGCATATGGTTTTGGGCAACTTGGTAGTGCTCACATGCATAATGATCACGCTCAAACATTAACACCACCAGATGATATGGTTATTGTAGCTATTACAATGTTAAGTGATACTGTTTTTGATATATTAACACCCGACACTAATAACTCTGTAGTATATAGTGGCACGGAAAGTAGTGACGTATATTTTGGTATTGGCACAACAGCTAACGAAGGTGGTAATAGCGAGCAAGTTGATACAGGTATAACTTTTCCAAAAGGTATAACTGTATATGGCAGATGGACAGCACTTTCATTAAATGCTGCTCAAACAACTGGAGGTATAATAGCTTATTTTGGTAAATAATGTTAGGATTATTTACAGGTTTACAATATCAACAGCAAGTTAGTGATTCGCCAGCTGCTGCTATTCAAGACAACTTTTGGCAAGTACAAAGAGTTACAGGTCCAGGAGTTGATTGTTTAATAGAGCCTGTGCCTGCAGTTTTAGATAATCATGATTTATGGGATCTTACAGGTAGTAACGATTATATGCCTTATGGTCCTACTGTAGCTAGCGCATCAAGTTTAGGTAGTGCAGGTAGCGGATCTGAAGGCTTTTGGCATTTAGACAAAGCAACAGGGGCTATATTTCCTTTAGATACTCTTTGTTCTTAAAATAAAAATAATAATTAAAAAATAAAAATATGGCAACACCAAGCGTAGTACCTAGAGCTGATGGCGAAGGTAAAATAGGAACATCATCAGTAAGATGGGGCGAAGGTCACTTTGACGCACTTAAAGTTTTAACAGCTAAAGTTACAGGTATAGAGCATATAACTATAGCTTGTTCAGACGAAACTACATTATTAACTCCAGGAACAGCTAAAGTTACTTTTAGAATGCCTTACGCGTTTGTGTTAACAGCGGTAAGAGCTAGTGTTAATACAGCACCAACAGGTTCTGTTCTTACGGTAGGCATAAACGAAGGCGGTTCAACAATATTATCAACTGATTTAACTATTGATGAGAATGAAAAAACATCAACAACTGCTGCTACTGCTGCTGTTATTAGTGATGCAGATTTAGCAGATGACGCTGAAATAACTATTGATATTGATGGCGTTGGTAGTACTGTAGCTGGTAAAGGTTTAAAAGTAACATTAATAGGATATCAAGCATAGTATGATGATTCAACCAACACCTAATATACATTTTCATAATAACAACTCAGCTCTTTTTGACGGCGTTAACGATAACATGACAATGCCTGGTCTTACTAATGATATAAACGTAAACGCTGGATCTATATCAATGTGGGTAAAACAAGATTCTACTAGTATTAATAATTCTTATTTTAAAGCTAGTGTTAACGCACAGAATAACATAGCAATAACATATTTAAATAGTTCGCAAGTTATGAGGTTTCAGTATAAAGCTGGTAATGTTGCTGAAACAACAGATGCTGCCTTTGCTTTTGAAGGTAATGATAATTGGTATCATGTTGTTTTAACTTATGATACCGCTGCTGATGGGGGAAATGGTGAAGTTAAAGGTTTTGTAAATACCACTCAAGCGGGAAGCACACAAGCTATAAATGGTACATTTACTGGAACTATAGATAATGTTATGACAGGTAAAAACACTCTTGCTGATAATAGTTATGTTGCTGGCCATGTAAGTCAAATGACAATTTGGAAAACAGCTTTAACAACAGCGCAAATAGCACAACTGTATAATGGAGGTACTCCTGGAAATCCTTTGATGAATAGTAATATAGCTAATTTAATAGGTTGGTATGGTTTTAACGAAGGTAGTGGTACTAGTGTAGCTGATTTATCAGGTACAGGAAATACTGCAACTTTTACAAACGGAACAACATTTAATACAGATACACCTTAATATGGCAAGAAAATACGTAATAATAGATACAAGTGAGTTAAGTAGTTTAAATTATAATGAGCTATTAACGACTTCAGCTGATACCGCTAGAAAAAATATAGCTAAAGATAAAGCTTTAGTTTCTTACGATGGAACTATACCAGAAGCTTTAAGTGAAAAAACACAATATACATTAGAAGAAATAAAAGCTGTTGTTGATGATGTCAATAACGGTTGGGATATAGAATAAAAATAAACTAATTAAATAAAATAAAATGGCAACAAGTAAAGTTAAAAGTACTAGTGAGAAAATAAAACAACTTACTGGTAAAAAACCTTCTAAAATAAATAAAGAAGAGTTACAAAGTATTCAAGAAATTATAAATAGAATTAATAGAGGTCAACTTGATATAGGTATACTAGAAACTAGAAAACACGGTATACTACACGAAATAACGTTAGATCAACAAAGATTACAAAAAATGCAAGTTGAGTTTGAAAAAGAATATGGTACATCAGATATTAACATACAAGATGGTACTATAAATTATTTAAAAGAAAATGGCAAAGTTAATAAGAAAGATTAGTGTAGGTAAAGACTACAAGAACGATGCCATGCATTATTCTGTTGGCCAAGAAGTTTACGGTGGGCATACTATTTGTGATATATTAGAAGAAGAAGATAAATATTCTGTTTATATTAAGAAAAATAAAAATGTATTGCCTTGGAAAGACTTTAATAAAAACATGGCCGTATCTGTAGAATATAACTTAGAGTACTAATGAAAAGTGTTTACAACTTTGTTGTAACACCAATAGGCAAAAGATATAACAATACTAAAAAAGTTGGTGATTCAGAATTAATACTTAATACTGAAATATACAATCATCAGTACGTAAATAGAAAAGCAAGTGTTATATCAACTCCAATTATTGGTGATACAGATATACAAGCTGGAGACGATGTTATAGTACATCATAATGTTTTTCGTAGATGGCATAATGTGAAAGGTATAGAAAAAAATAGTAAAAGCTATTTCAATGAATCTACTTATATTATAAGCCAAGATCAAATATTTTTATACAAAAGATATTGGGAGTGGAAAACACCTAAAGGTTATTGCTGGGTTAAACCTTTAAAAAATACAGATAAATTTAACGTTGAACAAGAAAAACCTTTACAAGGTATTGTTAAATATTCTGATGGTACTGTAGATGTTAATAGTTTAGTTGGTTTTAAACCTAACGCAGAGTATGAGTTTATAATTGACGGTGAAAGACTATATAGAGTTTTATCAAATTTTATTACAATTAAATATGAATATCAAGGAGACGAAAAAGAATATAATCCAAGCTGGGCATAGAGCGGTTGAGGAGCTTATCAATGTAGCTAGAGAAAAGATTATTACTAATACAGAAGATGATGTTTCTGCTGATAGATTAAAAAATGCTGCAGCTACTAAAAAACTAGCTATATTTGACGCATTTGAAATACTTAACAGAATTCAAGAAGAAGAAAACTTACTCAAGGGCAAAACACCTGAAGAGACAAAGGAAAAAGTCTTTAAAGGATTCGCAGAAGGTAGATCTAAGTAATGTACAAACAAAATTTAGTTAAGGTTGTAGAGCCTGTTAAAAAAACAACAATAACAAGATTAAACCGTGGCAAAAAGTGGAAGTACGGATATAACAAAGAAAATGATATAGTTGTTATATCTAAAACTGGTATGATAGGTGAAATAATAGAAATACAAAACCTTAAAATAGCTTTACCTAAACAACCAAAGGAAATATTTAAACACGAAAAAAACAAATGGGTTAAGTTTGAACAGCCAAAAGAAATAGCTAAATTAAAAAATATATTTGATTGGCGTAATTATCCAGAAGATCAAAAAGATAAATGGTATAATTATATAGATGAAGAATTTAAAAATAGAGAAGAAGGCTTTTGGTTTATAAACAATAACAAACCAACGTATATAACAGGTACACATTATATGTATTTACAATGGAGTAAAATAGATGTTGGAGCTCCTGACTTTCGAGAAGCTAATAGATTATTTTATATATTCTGGGAAGCTTGTAAAGCAGATAAAAGATGTTACGGTATGTGCTACTTAAAAAATAGACGATCTGGTTTTTCATTTATGTCATCAGCTGAAACAGTTAATTTAGCCACGTTAGCAAGTGATGCTAGATATGGTATACTTTCTAAAACAGGTGCAGATGCTAAGAAAATGTTTACAGATAAAGTTGTACCAATAAGTGTTAATTATCCTTTTTTCTTTAAACCAATACAAGACGGTAT